GCCTTGATACAACTATTGATTGGAAGAATACCGGTGATAATAGTTATGATGGTGAAAAATTAAAACTATTAGTACACGATGAATCAGGAAAATGGGAAAGACCAAACAATATTTTAAATAACTGGAGAGTTACTAAAACATGTTTACGATTAGGTAGTAGAATTATTGGTAAATGTATGATGGGTAGTACTTCTAACGCATTAGATAAAGGAGGAGATAATTTTAAAAAACTATATGAAAGCTCAGATGTTACAAAACGAAACGCCAATGGACAGACTCGCTCAGGATTATATAGTTTGTTCATACCTATGGAATGGAACTACGAGGGATACATTAACGCTAATGGCATACCTGTATTCGAAACACCCAAAACCCCAGATGAGGACCCTCATGGGCAAAAAATTAAATTAGGTGTATTAGATTATTGGAAAAATGAAGTAGATGGTTTAAGTGAAGACCAAGATGCATTAAATGAATTTTATAGACAATTCCCTAGAACCACTAAGCATGCATTTAGAGATGAATCTAAAAACTCTCTTTTTAATCTAACTAAGATATACCAACAAATAGATTGGAATGCTGATATTAGACATAGTAGTGTTGTGACACAAGGATCTTTCCAATGGGTTGGTGGTATACAAGATACAGAAGTAATATTTGTTCCAAATAAAAATGGGAGATTTTTTGTTTCCTGGGTTCCCCCACATAGATTACAAAATAATATTATAAAAAAATTAGGGAAAAAATATCCAGCTAATGAAACTTTAGGGGCATTTGGTTGTGACCCTTATGATATATCAGGAACAGTAGACGGCAGAGGCTCTAATGGGTCTTTACACGGATTAACTAAATTTAGCATGGAAGATGTTCCTCCACACCATTTTTTCTTAGAATATATTGCTAGACCACAAACAGCAGAAACTTTTTTTGAAGATGTATTAATGGCATGTATATTTTATGGAATGCCAATATTATGTGAAAATAATAAACCAAGATTATTATACCATTTTAAAAGAAGAGGATATAGAGGGTATGCAATGAATAGACCAGATAAAATATATAATAAATTATCTGTTACCGAAAGAGAAATTGGAGGTATACCTAACTCAAGCCAAGATATTATACAAGCACATGCTGCTGCAATCGAATCTTATATAGAAGAATATGTGGGATTAAAAGAAGAAGGCAATTATGGTGATGTATATTTTCAACGTACATTAGAAGATTGGAGTAGATTTAATATCAACAACAGAACTAAACATGATGCCTCAATTAGTTCAGGATTAGCAATTATGGCATGCAATAAAAACAAGTATAGACCAGTTCCTAAACTTATTAAACAAGAATACGATTTAGGAATTAAAAGATACGACAATACAGGAGCACTATCCAAAATTATACAATAAATGAAAATAAACTATAATAGTAATAGTCCTTTTCCGAGTCAAGTAGTAAGTGACGCAGAGAAAGCAAGCTGGGAATATGGAGAACAAGTAGCTAGGGCTATTGAATATGAGTGGTTCAATCAAGGACGTACTAATGGTAATAGGTATTTAACTACATGGAATACTTATAATAGGCTAAGATTATATGCACGAGGTGAACAACCTACACAGAAATATAAAGATGAATTATCCATTAATGGTGATTTATCATATCTTAATTTAGATTGGAAACCTGTCCCAATAATTTCTAAATTTGTAGATATACTTACTAATGGAATTTCTGCTAAAGATTATGATATAAATGCATATGCTCAAGACCCAGAATCTTTAAATAAAAGAACTAATTATGCTAGAATGTTAGCAGAAGATATATTTGCTAAAGAAACAATGGGGCAAATTACAGAAATGCTGGGATCAGATTTATCTCGTACTAGTATATCACAACAAGAATTACCTACTACAAAAGAAGAACTTGAACTGCATATGCAATTAAGTTATAAACAATCTATAGAAATTGCAGAAGAAGAAGCAATTAATCAAATATTAGATCAAAATAGATTTGATTTAATCAAACGTAGAATGAATTATGATTTAGTTACTTGTGGGATTGGTGCTTGTAAAACTAATTTTAATTTAGCCAATGGAATTACCATAGATTATGTTGATCCAGCATATATGATATATTCTTACACAGAAGATCCGAATTTTGAAGATATATATTATGTAGGGGAAGTAAAAGGAGTTACAATCCCCGAACTTAAAAAACAATTCCCTAATATTCCTGATGATGAATTAGAAAAAATTCAACAACAAAAAGGAAATAGAAATTATTTATATGGTAATGGGTCATTTGATGAGAACTCAATTCAAGTATTATATTTTGAATATAAAACTTATAGTGACCAAGTATTTAAAATAAAAGAAACCCCTTATGGATTAGAAAAAGCATTAGAAAAACCTGATACTTTTAATCCGCCAGCAAATGATAACTTTGAAAGAGTCGGTAGAACTATAGAAGTTTTATATAAAGGCGTTAAAGTTTTAGGAACTAATACAATGCTACAATGGGAAATGGCTGAAAATATGACCAGACCTTTTGCAAATACTACTAAAGTAGAAATGAATTATGCTATTTGCGCGCCTAGAATGTATAAAGGGCGTATAGATTCTATTGTAAGTAGAATTACGGGGTTTGCTGATATGATTCAAATAACTCATTTAAAATTACAACAAGTAATTGCTAGAATGGTTCCAGACGGAGTATTCTTAGATATGGATGGGTTAGCCGAAGTGGATTTAGGTAATGGTACTAATTATAATCCAGCAGAAGCATTGAATATGTATTTCCAAACTGGATCTGTTGTAGGTAGATCATTAACACAGGATGGTGAATTAAATAGAGGAAAAATACCAGTACAAGAACTTGCAACGAATTCTGGACAAGCAAAAATACAAAGTTTAATTCAAACATATAATTATTATTTACAAATGATAAGAGATGTGACCGGATTAAATGAAGCTAGAGATGGTAGTTTACCCGATAGAGATACATTAGTTGGCTTACAAAAAATTGCTGCACAGCAATCTAATATTGCAACTAAGCATATTAATAATGCTAGTTTATGGTTAACATTAAGAGCATGTGAAAATATCGCTAAGAAAATTAGTGATATGTTGGAATATCCACTAACTGCTAATGCATTAAAAGAAAGTATATCAACTTTTGATACTGAAACACTAAGAGAAATTGACCATTTGAATCTACATGATTTTGGTATATTTTTAGATTTAGAACCGGATGAAGAAGAAAAGGCTGCATTAGAACAAAATATTCAAGTAGCTTTATCAAGCGGCGGAATTGATTTAGAAGATGCTATAGATATTAGGCAAATACGTAATTTGAAATTAGCTAATCAGCTTTTAAAACAAAAACGTAAACACAAACAACAAAGAGAGCAGGCTATTCAAGAACGTCAAATTCAACTAACAGCTCAAGCAAATGCTGATGCAGCGCAGAAAGCAGCTGAAGTAGAATTACAAAAACAACAAGCACTAACGGAAAAAGAATTACAAATTGAACAAGGTAAATCTCAATTTGAAATTCAAAGAATGCAAACTGAAGCAGAAATTAAACGTCAATTAATGGCAGAAGAATTTAATTATCAATTGCAATTAGAGCAAATGAAAATGCAAGCAGAACAAGGAAAAGAAAAAGAAATAGAAAATAGAAAAGACAAAAGAGTTAAAATCCAAGGAACACAACAAAGTGAAATGATAGATCAAAGAAACAATGATTTATTACCTATAGATTTTGAAAACAAAGGCCAAGAAGGAATGTTTCCTATGGCTTAATTATTAATTATTTAATTATATTATATTATGGCAGAACAAAAAGCGGCCGTAGAGGTCAAGCAAGAAGGTGACTTTAAAATAAAGTCAAAGCCTAAAAAAATGAAAGACTTAGGAAGTAAGTCAAAAAACGAAGTAGTAAAAGTAGATTTAACAAAACCAGTAACAGACGAAGTAAAATCAAATGTTATTAAGGTTGATTTAACAGAAAAACCAAAAACAGATGCCGTTCAAGAGCGAAAAACAGAGACAGTGGATGTGGATAAACGAACCGGAGATGGCGAGAAAGTGGACACAGGAACACGGGTCAGCGATACAAAGGAAGAGCCCGTTGCAGAAGTTGAGGTGCAAACTCCGATCGAAGAAATAATTGAAGAGATTGTAGAAACTACTGAAGAAAAAATTGAAGATATTCAAGAGATAACTAAAGAACCCGTTGTGGAAACACAACAACTACCACAAAATGTAGATAAACTTGTAAAGTTTATGGATGAAACAGGTGGAACAGTAGAGGATTATGTTAAACTCAATAGAGATTATAGTAAATTAGACGATAATTCTTTATTACATGAATATTATAAACAATCGAAACCTCATCTATCACAAGATGAAATTAACTTCTTAATTGAAGATAAATTTCATGTGGATGAAGATGTGGACGAACAAAGAGATATACGTAGAAAAAAACTAGCTTATAAAGAAGAAGTTGCTTTTGCGAAAAAGGATTTAGAAAGTTTAAAAAATAAGTATTATGCTGATATTAAACAACGTCCTGGAGTAACACAAGAACAACAAAAAGCTACAGATTTTTTCAATCGTTATAATAAACAGCAAGAAACTATAAAGCAAAGTCACGAAGCGTTTCAAAAACGGACCAAAGATTTATTTGATACAGAATTCAAAGGTTTTGATTATTCTGTAGGTGAGAAGAAATTTAGGTATAAAGTTCAAGATCCTTCTAATGTAGCTAAAAGTCAATCTGATATTAACAATTTTATTAATAAATTTGTAGATAAAAAAGGAAATATCAATGATACTATAGGTTACCATAAAGCTTTATATGCTGCTATGAACGCTGATAAACTAGCGAGTCACTTTTATGAACAAGGGAAAGCAGATGGTGTTAAAAACATGGTCAAGCAATCTAAGAACCCAGCTAAAGATGCACCAAGGCAAGTTGCCAGCGGGGATGTATTTATAGATGGATTAAAAGTAAGGGCTATTAGTGGAACAGATTCATCTAAATTGAAAATTAAAAGAACATTTAACAATTAAAATTTAAACAATTATGGCTTTAAGTCCCCAATTTGGAACGATAATCCCTAGTCAAGTACAACAGATACTTGCTACGAATTATCTAAATTTTGCTGGTGGTGGAGTAACATTCGCACAGCAATATTTGCCAGAAATCTACGAACAAGAAGTTGAAAGATACGGTAATAGAACTTTATCTGGATTCTTAAGAATGGTAGGTGCTGAGCTTCCTATGACAAGTGACCAAGTAATCTGGTCAGAACAAAATAGATTACATATTGCTTATGATAACTGTACGTTTGCAGCTCCTGGTGTAGGTGCAGCTAACGCTATTACTATACCTGCTGGTGTAACTAACGTTATATCTCCAAGATCTACTATCGTTGTGATGGATGATTTCGGTGCAGAAGTAAAGTGTTTAGTTGTTTCATCTAACGTTGGTGCTGGTCCAGTTACTATAAATGTTGACCCTTATACAGCTGCTACTATTGCTGCTGCAGGTTTAGTTGGAAACGTAAAAATATTTGTTTACGGTTCTGAATACCTAAAAGGATCTACAACACCTAACGCTGCTGCTGGTCCTGCATTAGTTGCTGGAACTAGCTACGTAAGTGTTGATCCAAATTTCACACAATTCCAAAACAATCCTATCATTGTAAGAAGCAAATACACAGTATCTGGTTCTGATATGGCTCAAATAGGTTGGGTTGAAGTTGCTACGGAAGATGGAACTTCTGGATACCTTTGGTATCTAAAAGCTGAGTCTGAAACAAGACTTAGATTTGAAGATTATTTAGAAATGATGTGTGTTGAAGCTGAGCTTGTTGCTGCTGCTTCTCCAATCGTTCCTCAAACTGAAGCAAATGGTTCTGAAGGACTTTTTGCTGCTATTCAGAATAGAGGTAACGTAATGGTTGGCTTTAGTGCTGCTACAGGTATCGGTGACTTTGATGATATTCTTAGAAACTTAGATACTCAGGGAGCTATTGAAGAAAACATGTTATTCCTAGATAGACAAACTGCTTTGGATTTTGATGATATGCTAGCTGCTATCTCTTCAGGTGCACAAGGTGGTACTGCTTATGGATTATTTGAAAACTCAGAAGAAATGGCTTTAAACTTAGGTTTTAGCGGTTTCAGAAGAGGTTCTTACGATTTCTATAAAACAGATTGGAAATATCTTAACGACGCTTCAACGCGTGGTGGTATGACTGGTCCTGCTTCCATAGAAGGAGTATTAATCCCTGCTGGTACGACTACTGTTTATGATCAAATTCTTGGTACTAACATCAGAAGACCTTTCTTACACGTAAGATATAGAGCTTCTGAAGGTGATGACCGAAGAATGAAATCATGGTTAACAGGTTCTGCAGGTGGAGCTTATACTAGTGATCTTGATGCAATGGAAGTAAACTTCC